TAGCGTAGGCAGTACCTCGGCGCTGGTAAACTCCTGCCGTGCTGTAAAAGTCCCAGTACGTCGGGCTGTCTATCCATACGGAGCGAAGCCATAGCATACCGTCTTTTTGGTACAACTGCAAACCAAAGGCCACTAGCAAGCTGTCAAGCCATTGGCGGGTAGTGCGCCACTCTCCGGTATTTTGGTTGTATAGGTAGTGGTATTGCGTAGTGCCGGAGTAGTGCAGTATGTTCCTATCGGTGGGCGCGTCTTTGTGGGTTATCGTTTCCGAAATAGCAAAGCCGCTAAATAGGTTCCATATCCCCGCGCTGTTGAGCTGTCCGGCTATCTGGTCGGTAAAAGGCAGTACCACGTTATTCCAAACGTAGCCGTTTGCCGTAACGTCTAGGGCACCGAAGCCGTCAGCTGCGCTTAACGTGGTAACGCGGTTGCCGTTGACTACCTCACGGCTGCCAATATCAGGTATAAAAACGCCCGTCCAAAGCATTGAGCTAGCGCCTAGCGCATTGAGCGCGTTTGTAACGCACGTGCCGCCCTCCACTATTCCGCCCTGCCCTAGGACGTAGCTTTGGTATGTATCCTGTAAGGTAGCGCCTGCCTGCTTATCGTATACCTTGGTAAACCAATAACTGGCGCTGTCGTAATTGAGCGAAATTAAAGGGATAAAAGGGGTAGGGCCGTCAAGTCCTTGGAGGTCTAGCTGGCTGGGTACTATGCCTGGCTGGAAGCGGTCTAGTCCTTCGTAACGTATGGCCCAGTCCACTACGGTAAATTCTTCCGGCTGGAAGGAAGGGCTAGGCGAAAACGGCGGGTCGCCCGCCCATATTTCAAACCTATGCCCGTAGGTTTCCGCGTAGTGTGTTAAGAGGTCAGCCACCTATCCGTGAAATATCAATGCCGCTCCGGCTGTTGCTTACAAAGATATCATTTCCACGCAGAACGGTACGCCCTGCACCGCCACCGCCTACGCTCATAGCTCCGGGTGCGTAGCTAGCAAAGTTTAAGCTGTCTGCACCAAAGCCGCCCATACTTTTATACAGCCCTTGGAACAACTGGCCAAAGTTAGCACCCTTCACGCCTGGTACTCCCAAGGCCATAAGCGCTACGGCAAGCGCAGCGGCCGCCGCAGCCGTCGCCAATATCTGCGCCACCATCTTTTTAAGGCCGTCTATAAACGTCTTAAAAAAGCTTTCTCCGCTGGTAAGCGCTGCATTAAAGCTTGCCTGCAAAATACTGCCCAGCTCCGTGCTCAAGTCGTTAAAGATACCCAGCTTTTCCGCGTTGTACTCCCAGGCATCGCCTAGGGTCTTAACGGTTTCACCCGCGCGCTGTACCACTATACCGGTTTCGGATAGCGTGCTGTTAATGCTTTTAAGCCCTTTGTCTGCCAGGTCTATGGCCTCCACCTTTGGCAGCACCTTTTCCGGGTTGGTGAGCTTATTTATCCGTTCTTGTAGTTTCTCTATCTCGCTGCGAAGTTCACGGAATTTAGCGGTAGTAACGTCCGTAGCTTCAAACTCGGCTTGTAGCTGTGTAAGTTTACTGCGAAGCCCTGCTAGCGTATCGCCGGTAGTGCGGGTAACTGTGTTAAAAGTTTGCCACGTGTCGCGCATTGTGTTGCCCATTTCCAGCTGGGCATTAATGGCTTTTTTCGTGTCCTCCGTTACCTTATTAATTACGACCCCGTAAGCATTAAATGTACCGTTGCTTAATTCCTGCTGCGCTTGCATATAGTTAATGGAAGCGCCGCCTTCTAAAATAGCGTTAGTAAACTTTAGCACTCCATTAACTAGGGGCCCAAAAACTCTACCGCTATTGGCCTTAAAATTTTCCCAAGTTGCTGCAAGCTGGGCGCTGGAAGTGGTAGCGTCGTCTGCACCTTGCGCCATAAGGCCAAGCTGTTCCTGTGCTATTTCGCCTACGGCCTTGGTAACTTGCGCAATAGTTGCGCTCTCTACGCTTACGCCGTGCAGCTTTTCGCGCAGCATCGTGGCGCTAATACCAAGGTTATCAAGGATTAGCGGCGATTTCCGGCCAATACCGGTAACGATTGAATTAGTAAGGTAGTCTACCTCCTGCCCGGTTTCTTTGGCTCGTTTCTGCGCAAACTCAAAGAGTACGCCGAGCTCTTTTACAGGTATTCCAAAGTTACCAGCGCTTACCGCTTGCTGCAAAAGCTTAACGTCGGAAATCATACCGCGGGTAGATTTCCGTAAGTTTTCTAGATCTCTTTCAGTACCAAAGCGCTGGAAGCCCTGGGCGGCTGCGTCTAGTTGGTCGCCGAGCTTAACGGCTTCCATTGTGAAGTCCGCAATAACTCCGACGGCAAAAGCGGCGCCGAGCATATCGCCTATCTTACTTATGCCCTTGCTCCACTCTTTTAGCTCGCGGTCAGCTTGGCGGATACCGTTGCGAAACTCGCGCGTGTCAAGTCCTAGGAATAGGCGGCTTAATATCGTTTCGCTCATCTTTTGCTATCTTAAAAAGCTCACGGATACCGGAGCTGTATTTTTCGTCGTCAAACCTAAAAAAGTCGGTAGGCTTCACGCCCGACCGCTTTGCATTGCCGCTAAAGTTTGCCACTATTGTAGCGTGCCAGCGGGTGCGCTTCCATTCGTCCTTTACGCCCTCCGTGTAGGCTTCTAGCACCGCCTCTACCTCGTCGCTTGTTAAGCTCAAAGCATCGGCTTTGTTAAGCCCTACGCGCCCCAGTAGGAGGCCCAGCAATTTTACTGGGCCTCCGTCGGGAAAAAAGGGGCGTTGAGTAACGCCGGGAGCTCGTTTACATTAATGGCGCCCATTTCCAAGGTAAACGCTTCCAAGGTAGGCCGGTCGGTTTGGTTCCAATACTTTTGCGCGTAGAGCAAAATTACCGTTTCCCTCAAACCCAAACCATCGCCAAGCTCGGCCATCTTTTTACCGCTTAACTCTTCAAATAACAACGCCGCTCCCAGCGTAAACTTAATGCCCTTTTCCATTAAATAGTTGATTTCAGCAAAGCATTAGAGCCTTGCAAGTTGAAAGTAAAGGTACCGTTGTCTTTGTCCGGCTGTGAGCTGGAGAAAGAAATAAGCACGGCAGTACCGTCTAGCTTGGATTCTCCAGTAACCGGAGTAACCGTACCAGCTGCGCAAGGGGCCAAACGTACCCAAACGGTAGTACCTACCAAGTCGTACAGTTCGTCCGGGTTCCACTTGCTAGCGTCGTCGTCGCCAAAGATAGCGGTACCGGTGGCAGTCCAGCTTTTAGCGTTCTGCGTGAAGGTGCGCCATACTGCGTTATCCTTGCTAGTGGTTTCACGGGTATCAGCTGTAATTTCAAAGCTGCATTCCGTTTCATTGGCTAGACCTTTGTAGGTCGTGCCGTCGGTGCTCAATAGTACGCGAAATTCGGTACCGGAATTGGTTGCCATAGTTAGGTAGTTTTAATTGTAAAAGTAAAGTCGGCTGCCAGAATAACGGTTTCCTCGTCCTGGTTAAATAGCGTTTGTAAGTTGGTAAGCCACGCCGAAAGGTACGCAGCATTGCCGTTCGCAGCAAGGTAGTCGCGTATGCTTTGCAGTATGGTCTGGGCTGTATCCGCGTCCGTATGGTAAATGTAAACCTGGGCGTTTGCGTCCTGCATCTTGTAACCGTCTTTGGTTTCGGTTACGTCCACGCTGTCCAGTTGTAGAACAATATGGTTAGCTGTGGTTCCTTGCGGGGCAGCCATAGCGTAGACCGGTAGCGCCTGGGCGGCCAGCAAAGCGTCGCGAATTATTTTTAGGTAGTTCATTTTAGCGCTTGCCTTAATACCTTTTGAAAATGGCGACGGCCTACGCGGTCAATACGTGCGCGGCTTTGTGCCCCTTCTTTTTCCCACGCCTTGCCCATATAGTCCTTTGCCTCGTAAAACTTGGAGCCAAAAAGCTGCATAAATGGGTAAGCTTGTCGGTCGCCCTTAACGGCACCCACGCGGGTAGGCCCTATCCAAACGCCTATTTGGTCGCGCCATACCTTAACACGTGCGCGGGTTATCTTTATGCTTTTCCAAAGGTTGCGGCTGCCTGGTTTCTTAACGTCCGCGTAAGCTTCCTGCCGGGCTGCATTGCGCAAAGGGGTAGCCTCTTGCCGCAAAGCACCGTAAAGCTCACGCAGGCGCATTTTCTCCGGTGCGTTCTGCAATTTTACGCGCAGCTCGTCCAGGCCATAGATACCGGTCTTTTTAGCCATTATCTTTCAAACGGCTTTTAATTAAAGTGTACCGGCGGCGTCCTTCGGGGAGGGCGCTAATAATCTCATAGCGCTGTCCGTTGTGGTCTAGCTCCCAGCTGCCCAGTACGTCGGTGCGGTAACGCACTCGCCACAGCACTACGGCGGAGCTTTGCATTTGGTCGCTGACAAAAGCCTCCGTGCCTGCCTGCTCGTTAATTACCAGCTGTGCATAGCAAGTGCCAGCGCTCGCGAAGGAACGCAGCACCTGCCCGCTGTTGTTTGTGGTAACGGTGGGCGAGTAAAGGGTAATGCGGCGGTCTAACGTCACAGCGTGTTCTTGTATCTAAAAAGAACGCGGTCAAAAAAGCGCGGGGTAGGCTGCGGCAAATCGTCGCCGTAGTCGTAACCGTACTTTACACGCTGGTAGATAGCGTGTATAATATCTTTGGGGGTGTTCGCTCCGTATCCGGCTGCGTAAACTACCTCTAGCTTATCGCCCTCAATGGACGGGGTTAGTACGCCGTTAAGTAGCGTGTACTCCGTGTCCGCCACGTCGTCCACCTTAACGTGCGTAATAGCACCAATGGGCCAAAAGGGCAGACTGTAAAAGTCTGCCCAGTTGGTTACCACGGTTACCGTTGCCGTACCTACGACCACCTGCGCGTAGCTCAAAGCTTCCTCACAAGCTGCGTTGTAAAGGAAAGTTAAAAGGCTATCGTCCGCCGAGGTATCTACTCGGCAAAAAGCTTTTACCTCTGTGAGGTTAATAGCTGCGGGGGTGTAGTTGGCGGTTGTCATTAAATAGTTACGTCGTCAGCGATTACGAAGGACTTTTGACGCAGGATAGCAATATCCATAAAGCGCTCCACGTAGATACGAACGGTTGAGCTCAACATTTCGGTGTAAGGGTCTACCAACAAAGTAGCGCCACCCCAGAAACCAATTTGTACGTCCTCAAAGTTACCGAACAAAATACCGTATGTATCGGGTGAGCCAGCGGTGCGCTTGCTCAACGTGGTAGAGTAGATATTGTAACCGTTTGCAGTTTGCACGGGATCCAACATACCTTCCACCAGGAAGCGGCCGGAGCCAGCGTCTACCTTGGTCTTTTTCAACTTGGCTACCACGTTAGGGTGCGTAACGTATCCGAGGCGGCCGTTCAAAGCGTTGTTTGCGGCCAGCAAAGCCTCCATATCTACCAAGTCGTCGTAAGAGATAGCTCCCAAAGCCAAGTCCTGTGCAGTACCGTTCAAAGCGGTGTAAATACCGGTGGGCTGGTTAGAGCTTCCAGTTCCTACCAATACGGCAGCTTCCAAACCTTTGTTAAAGGATTGGTTCAACTGGTTAACCATACGAGCCTGAATACCTTGGCTGTACTCCTGTGCAAGCAACTGGTTAGATACAGCGGCAGCGATTACGGCGCGCTTTGGGCTCATCGTAATAGTTGAGAAAGTCAAGTCCTGGGCAGAAGCTGCGCCGGTTTCCGTGTTCCAGTTAAGCGTGTAGTCGGTATCCTGTACAGGGAATTGAACGTTACCTACCAAGTTCTCGGCTACGGAGCAAAGGCCCAGCATAGGAGTATTGGGGTAAAGGAAGTCAACGTAGCGTCCTGGGTCGGTGTAAACCAGGTCGCCACCCAAGTTACCGCCGGTGCCTCCGGTTACGGTATTGGTACGCATCTCTTTGTTAAGGAAGTCGGGCAAGTGAATAGCGCCCATCTGCGCGTCGCGGGTATCCAAGCCCAAGCGGCGGCGCTCGGCCAGACCTTCCTGGTTCATCTCGGCTTCCACTCCGGTAAGCTTACCGGTGCGGGCTTCGCGAATAGCCTTAACGATGTTAAAGCGTGCCATATCGCGCTTTTGTGAGGAGCTCAACCCTCCGGCCAAGGCCGAAGCGTCCACTCCAGCTGCGGGGTTCTCCGCAGATTCTTGAATTGGGTCCATATTATTGGGGGTTAAAATTTCGGTTTGTTCGGGTTCTACCGCCTCGGCCGCCAGGGCGCTCTCCAGGCTTCGCATCGCCACAGCGGTAGAGGGGTTTGCCCCGCGCGGCGTGAGGCTAATATCGTAGATTTCGGCGACCTCTGTAATTACGCGGGTGGGCTTTTCGCCCTTCACGTTCTCCCAGCGTTCGCTTTTTACGGTGAAGGCCCAGCTGGCTTGATCCAAGTCGCCGCGCTCAATTAGGGTACGGGCTTCCTTTCCGGTATTGGTTTCCGGGGCGCTAAACTCAAAGTAAAGCCCTTGCTCGTCTGCGCGAAGCTCCAGCGTGCCTTTGCCTTTGTTACGGCGCGCTAGCACGTGGTCGTAGCTGTGGTTTAAGAGCGCGTGAATATCGTAGCCGTCCAGGTTGGAAAAGGCGCTACGCTCTATGCGCTCGTTAAAAGCGCCCATATCGTAAGCCTCATAATTAGCCGCATAGCCAAAAATAAGACCTTCCTGCGCTCCGCCGTTAAGCGGCAGGCTCCGTATCTCCTTCTCGGTTGATTGTGCCATTTTGAATATCATTAGTGGGTGACATATGCAAAGGCTTGTTATACTCGTCGCCATCCTCAATAGGCGGCAAGCCTTCGCTCTTTCTAATTTCGTTTGCGCTAATTGCGCCAATGTTCCAATAAGATACGTTGCGCTGAACTTGGGCCAGCATATCGCCACGCATAAGGCTCTTTAGGTCTAGCTCAAACTCTAGGTTTCCAGTTACCAGTTTATTGGTAAACTCC